TAAAGCGCTGATAATGTAGGATAACCTGTTTCACCAGTCTCATCCTCAATCTCAACATACTCAATCACTCGTCTTGGTTCTATGATACCATAATTTCCAGATATAGATACAACGTCACCTAAATTATAGTCTGTTCGGTATGCGTACGATGTTCTTTTAGAAAGATCGACATTACTAATATTTATAACATTTTGATTAGATAATGCCTCATATCCTCGTACTTGTAGCGCATTTAATATGTCTGTTAACTCAGTCCCTTCTGGAACATAAACTAAAGATTTATCGATATCACTTGCATCTACAAGCATAACTCTTTTACCGTAAGGATCTTCTGGTAAACTATTATCATAAACAACAGCTTCTGTATACGTCCCCTGAACTAAGGCTACATTTCTATATGCTTTGTTACTTAGTAAGTAGCTAGCACTTTCTAGTTCACCAGACTCCCATGAAAATATAACACTATCTGTAAGATCGTTTCCGGTATAAATATAGATCAAACTTTTAGTGGACGATAAAGCATCTACAGCGCCCAAATAGTTTTTTCTAACAATACGAATACCTAAGTTCTCCAAAGATAAAAGTTCTAATACAGCTTGATAAACACTTTGACGCTTTACGATTCTAGCATCTTGTGGGAGTGTTAACGCCTGAGCCGTGCAAATAATATATCCTTCCAAAGTGCCAATTTCACTATTGATAAGTGTTGCTATTTGATCTTGAAGATCGTTAGCGGCTAATTCATATTGTGTTGGCGGAATTGTTGGAGTTTCCGCTTCAGCAAGACTCAAACCAACAATCCTATAATCGAAATAACTAATTAATCCTCGTCCAGAAATTTTAACAGTTGGATCCATATCGGAAGATTCGCTAATTTCAACATTTTCAACAATACAAGCTTCATATGTTTTTGTATGCGATATTATGGTGCCTAGTGGTAAAAACCCAACTAACCCAGAACTTAACTTAGCTGTTATTTCGAATTCACCAGCTTTAGAATATCGTTCTATCCACATTATACTGTCATAGTTATTAATCGGTTCACCATATATAAGGTTAATATTTCCGTCTTGAAACTTAAAGAGGTCCATAATTATAAACCCCAATAAGCTGGATAGTATGAAATGTAGGACCAACTGAATTTAGTTTTATCATAGACATCAAACTCATTTGAGCCTGGGAATATAATAGGCCATGTTGATGTTGGAGAAATTCTATCCATTAAAGGAATAGTTGTCACCCCTCGAACTAAATAAACGTTTCTTGTTTTGTATTCGCTCGATATGACAAGATTATCTCCAGATAAAAAGCCACCAGTTGGTGTTACTTTAAACTCCCATGATGGATCTAATGCATCATCGGTTATCTTAAAGTAACTTGATGTGTTAGTGTAATCAATGTTTAATGTTACCCCATGCGGAGCTGTCGATATACTATCGGAAACATAAATATGGCTACCTGTCCCCAATGTTGCAGCTTCTAGTTCTACCGGATTATAGCCTCTAAGCATAAAGTCATCACAGTTTAATGTCATTTGGATTTCTGGCGTGTTTGAAAAGTATGGAACTTCAAACTTTGTGAAGTATCCAGATATCTGAGCTACCACCGCGCCTCCGGATCTAAATAATACATTAATAAGTCCGGTTCGGCTCGATGATATGCTTCTATAAATGTCGTCTCTAATGTCTGAAAAGTCTTCATTTATTGAATAGTTTGGATTCAGTACAATACGGAACGTTAGTTCTCGCTTCTTCATACTGAAATTATAAAATTTAGCGTTTGAATTGGCCGCAAACGAGTAAAACTTTCGAATTACTTCGTCTGCGTCCAATCCAATAATAGTTTTTACCAAATACTTGTCGGTTGACAAAACGTCACCCATTCCAAAGCTAATAACATTAGCGTTATCAGAAGATAGCTCTACTCCAGTTACTTTCATAAGATACTTAACTCCTCTTTTGCCATTGTTATTTGATTTCGTGTTTGACGATAGATGTCTGATACTGACAATTGCGTTGGTGCATAAATGTTCTGCTCGAATCGTAACTCGTTACTACCATTTTGACTGGTCGGGATCGAATCAGTATTCAACTCAGTTACAGCAATAGTTTGAGCCTGTCCAGTTGAAACGGTGGCGTTAATACCATCGGTTGAACTAATCAACCCGCTGATTTCCCTAGCGCCGACTCTAACATTAGTCAGGTCTAGCACTGGGGTTATGGTTGGATTGAACTCGGTAGCAACACTTAAGTCATTAGATAATCGACTTAATGTACCCTGCATAGTATTAATCGTTGCGGCGGCTAAATTCTCTGCGCTGTCTATGGCTGGATCGTTATTATTTAGTCCAACGACTAATCCAGCTACGACGTTACTACCAATGTCCATAAAGACCCTTGACGGGGACCAGATTTTGAATACGTCTAGTGCCCCGCCAATGACTGATTTACCAAGGTCGATAGCACCGCCGACTACATCTTTCACGCCACCGGCTAATCCAAGGGTCATACCATTAACTATGTTCCAGGCAATGGATCGTCCAGCGGATGTGAACCTGTCGACATTGGCTTCAATAGCCTTATCAATCTCTTCAACAAAGTTTACAATTGTTTCAATTGCAGCAACTGCTATCTCTGTTGCGCTATCGCCAAGTCCTTCAATGAATTGAACAATCGCATCTGTACCAGCTCTTATTATTCTTTTACTTTGGTTACTAACAGTATCAATAAATTTAGTGATGACGTCGCCTACTGCTTGACCGACTTTCCATATATTATCGCCAATTCCACCTAAGAAGTCAACTAATGCATCTGCACCAGCTTGAGCAATCTTTGTCGCTGAGTTTCCTATTTCTGTTATAAACGTTGTTACAACTTCAGTTACTGCGTCGATAACTTTAGTAAGGTTATCTTTAACACCACTTAAGAATTGAACTAACAAGTCGACGCCGGCTTGAATAATGATCATGTATTGTAATGCAACTGCTTCTATGAAAGCCGCTATTAACTGCCCGACCATCGTTGCTATTTCTACAATATTATCTATAAGACCACTAATAAATGACCTTAGTAGATTCATACCAGCTTCAACAATTTGTCCTAGATTTTCAGCTAATGAATTTATGAAAGCGGCAATCAATCCTACAACAGCAGTGACAAATTCGTCAATGTTGTCTGTTAAACCTTTAATAAGATTTATCAAGAACCGATATCCAACCATAATAATATCTACAGCTTTTTCATCAATAATAGTAATTATACTATCGATCAATGCGATAATAAATTCTTCTAGTTTTGGTAGCAGCTCAATCAGCGTATCTATAAGTTGCGCTATAATAATACCGAGCTGTTCAAGTATAACCGGTAGTGCCTCTAACAATATATCAACAATAGCAAGTAATGCAATCGCAAGACCTTTAGCTAATATTGGTATTCGCTCAATCAATTTATCTAATAAAGCAATTATCCAGTCGACAGCTTCTGTACCTATAGCTACAACCTGTTGCAAACCTCTCGCCAGAGCATTAATACCCAGACCAAATGCAGCAACAGCAATACCTATAATTAATAAAGCAGCTCCAAGTGCTAATATAGATCCTATAGCTGGTTGTATTAACACAGCAGATATAGCAATTAAAGCAAACACAGCGGCAAGACCAATTAGACCTTTTATTATTTCACTCATCTTTAATTGACCAACTGTAGCTAATGCATCAGATATCACAAGCAAGGCAACAGCCATAACCGTCATCGCAAAAGCACCAGCTAAAGCTCCACTCATAGCATGAGCAGCTATTGTTAATATCAATAAAGCGCCAGCAATACCGACTAGTCCTTTAATAATGTCATTCCAAGTAAGTGTAGCTATTTGTTTAAGAGCTTCAGCAATGACTAATAAAGAAAGACTAACGAGCATCAAACCGGCTGCTGTAACTATCATATTTGTTGGCATTAAATGCATAGCAAGTGCTATAATTGTTAAACCTAAAGCAACTGAACCAAAGCCCTTAGCCATCTCATTCCAAGACATTGTTGCAAATATCTTAACCGCAATAGCTAGAACAGTTAAAGCTCCAGCCACTAACATCAAACCAGCAGCCTTAGCAAAGGTATCCGCTGGCATAGCATTAAGAGCACCAGAAATAACAATAAGACCAATGGTAACACCTAAAAGACCTTGACCCATTGTTAGTAGGTCCATACTTCCAAATAAGAATACAGCTCCAGCTAGAATATTTAGAGCAATGGCAATACCAATTAGTCCAATACCTGCCCTCACCAAACCTTTAGAGTTTGCTGAAAGTTGTTGCGCAATTCCTTGTAACACATTTACTAAAAGTTGAATTGCTATTAAACCTTTTGCTAGGTCAAGAATGCTTAACCCACTTAAAGTCTTAACTGCAAATGCTAATATTAACAAAGCAGCAGACAAAGCTATTAATCCTGTAGAAACTATAGTGAATACAGATGCACTTTTAACATTCATAGTAGTAGACATTGCGTTTAATGAGCCCATTAATATAGCAAGACCAGCTGCAGTTGCGACCAGCGCTTTAGTAAGCGAGGCCGAGTCTACAGAAGCTAACAACAATACCGATACAGCTAAAATACCAATAGCTATACCTATCTTCATTATTGCGTTTGCTTTTAGATCCATCTGCATTCCCTTAAGAACGCCCGTGGCCTCGCTTAGTGTTCTCTTCAAACCACCAAATATCCCACCAAAGTCTAGGTTAACGCCCTTTGTTAAGAACGCTAACATACCGCCAATACTGGCCACAATACCTAAGTTAACAGCGTCCAGAACCTTACTAAAGTCTCCAGGGGCTGCTGCGCCTTTCATTTTACCAGCTAGTTCTTTAAACCAATTTACAATATACCCGCCAAATTTTTCTAAGGCAGCAATAACAGGAGCTAAAGCACTACTGATAGATCCGACTGTATCTTTGAAACCCTCAAATCGATCGGAAAGACGTTCGATATTAATACCAGGTAATGAGATGCCAATTAATGCATCTCTTACTCGATTTAAAAAGTCCACAAATCCGCTCGGTAAATTTCCTAAATTTTCAGATCCTGTAGTCAGAACTCCAAATATTTCTAGAGCAATATCTTTTAATCTCTTTAATTCTCCGACTGGATCCCGTGCAAATCTAAGAATGGAGTCGGTAACAGCGTCAAACGCTTTTGCTATTCCGCCATCGGTGACTAAAAATTCGTTTAAACTCCTTAAGTCGTTAGCTAGGCGTCTAATAAAATCTAAAACAACCGAAGCTCCTTCAGACTTACCTAAAGCCTTAAACAGATCAACAAACGATCTGGCTAATTCTTTAACAACAGTATAACCAATCTCTATAACGCCAAACAACGCCCCTGATACCTTGAATATATCGTTAAGAGTATCGGATGACGGTGTTAGTTTCTTTGTAAAGTCTTCAAAAGCAAACGAAAGCTTTGTTAGTTGTATGCCAGTTATTGGTGGAAATATACGGGAAAATCCTCGTTTAACAGCATTTATAACCTCGCCTAGAGCTTTTGCGGCGTTTGTTAGACCATTTATTACTGCTTCTCGTCCACCGATACCTGCCCATTGACTAAGAAGAGCATTTCGAGAATCAGCTGATTCTCCTGCAATTTTACCAAACGCCTGACTTATACCTGTAAATAACTCTGTAGCTTGATTAAAGTCACCAAGAATAATTCGAAATGATTGCGAGAATCCAGATCCAACTGTTTCTCTAGCTGTAGTCATTAACTGACTAAATGTTCTAACTTTAGTGGCAGCCTCAACACCGGTTACACCAAGTTCAATAATTGATTTGGCTTGTTCTTGCGTGTAGCCAATGGCTAATAGTTGCGCTTCAGTTAATTCTCCAGCAATTCCTTGTAGTGTCGTTGTTAAAACGTCAGAAGTAAGCCAACCTTTTTCAAGAGTTCCTCTAAATGTATTTCCTGCGTCTGTCCACTGTTCAAATGTTGTACCAATTGGCGCATCTTTAATTTTACCTAAAGCCACACCTGTATTGAACAATGCTTCTTGGAAAACCTTACCACCCATACCAGCATTAGTAACTGAGTTCCAGTCCATTAACTTTACTGAACCGGCGGAAATAGCCTGTGATAGCTGATACATCGCTGTTGAGGCTTGCTCTGAGCTTGATCCTGAGATTGCGGCTAAGTTGGCAATACCTTTAATAGACTGTACTGAAGTATCTAGGTCAACACCCGCTGCGGTGAATGTACCAATATTTTTGGCCATTTGACCAAAGTTATAAATAGTTTTGTCTGAGTATTCGTTTAGTTTATCTAATGCACTATTAACGTCATTTAAGTTAGTACCTTGAGACTTAGTGTTTGCCAAAACCGTTTGAATGGCATTCATATTAGTTTCGTACTCTCGGAAACCGCTCATTACCTGGTCAATAGATAGGGATTTACCTATTGAAATACCCGCATCTACTGCCTTATTGGTTATATTTGTTAGAGCAGTGATTCCCATAATTGATAACGACGAAAATTTTCCTACTAATGAATCAATACCTGAAGTTAATGGATTAAATGAAACATTTTGTGCGGCCGTGTTTACGTCAGTAAAACCCTTACCAGCACTTGGTAATTTAAGACTAGCTTCTAGTTTATCTAGACTTGCAATAGTCGATGCAATCTTCGTTTCAAATGCAGCATTATCAAACTTCATTTCAACTACTCTATTATCGATACTAGCCATAATTCACCTCTTTCATTTTCTTGTTATGTTTGTCCAAACTGCAGTATTAATCTGATCGAATACCGGACGGATAGCTGGATTTATATAATCGTATCCAGATACATATCCGCCGGTACCCGTAGCGTGGCCATATTGAAGCAATATCGCTATATTAGCGCCATCGTTTACATTTTTATTAATCCACGTAATCGTGGTTGTTTTTTTTTCTAAAGTAATTTTATACGACCAGGAATTTGCTGTCTTACTCGTATCTACTGGTGTAGCAGCACTTAATGCTCTAACTCCAGCTTCAGCAAACGGTTTCAGTTGTGCGTATATTTCACTATCTCGATTTTGAAGTCGCTTTAGAAACCCAGCCAAATATGACCAGTCACCTCGTTGTGTAACTTTTATCATAAATATCACTCATTGTCTTTTGTCTTGGGTGGGTCCTTGAGTCCATTAGCTGAAAGAAGTCCAGTAAGAGATCCTGTCAAAAATAGCATCATCGGCTTTAATAGGTCCCACGCACTTGTGTCATTTGGTGACACCTCTAACGGTTGCGTGACAAATAAAAGTCCGTACAACAATGTCGCCGTACTAATAACAAAGGTGAGTGCTAAACAAGACCCGACAATTAGTATAAGACGAGCTTTAATTTCTGAGTTTGTGAAGCGTTTCATTACGGACACTTAACACTTGTCGGACTTTGTTCGCAATTATTCCTTGTTCGGTCGCTGCATGATGAAAGGATTACAAAAAAAGATAGGCCTAGAATTATTGCAAATGCTAGAAATAATTTTTTCATTTAGCATCTACTGTCGGAAAAGCTTTAACTGCATCTATAACAGCTTGCGGCAACTTATCTCCGCAAACATATCGAATGTGCCAAGCTTCGGCGTTTGCTCCGTCTTTAACTTCCCATGAGAAGCCAAACTTTAAAGCATTACTAGTTGCAAAACCATCCCCTAAAAGCCAGTCAAGACGCTTTCCTGATGCGTTAGCTACGTCAATAGCCAATCCCCAACCATGATTAGACGTTCCCGGTGTTCCAGCTGGTGCAACTCCCTTTTTAAGGTACCAAGTCTTACCTTGATAGGTTCGAGTTACTTGTGGCGTACGTCCTGTTGGAGAAGCTGCGTATCGCTCGTTAAACATAGCTACTTGGCGGTCTAGCGGACGATAAGCACCAACGTGTTTTAGTTCTACACCATCAAAATATGCTGCTAATTGCATAGCATTCCACGCAGTTGCAGCAAGTCGATGCATTTTACCATTGGGTGCTTTAACATCACGCAATAATGCTGGATTAAGCTCTCCATTTTTTTGACCAGCGAGATCGCTTGGCATAATAATTGGGAGTACTGTGTATGTAGTCATTTGTTATCCTATCTATTGTTCAAAATTCGTTAATAATTACTACCATTTTGACGGTACAGCTATAATTAGTTGTAAGTCAAAGTTATAACTCCACCAGCATTGAATGCTCCAGAGTTAGCTGGGTATAATTGACGATAAGTGTTGCTAACTCCAGCCGTTATCAAAGCTATACTACCAACATTTCCAGATGAAAGCTGGGTAGAAAAGTTTATAATCGGTATATTAACGCCCTCATTTGTATTGTTAAAGATTGGGCTATTGGTCTCAATGGTATCATATACGTTTACACTCGGAGCTCCTCCAGGGACTGTTCCATCAGAGCATGGAGCAAACCTATATGTTCCACTATAGCCTAATGCGCCTTTTCGTTGGGCAAACATTATGGCATTATCTGGTTCGTGAGTCTTGCACGTATCTTCTAACTTACTACCGTAGAAGAATAATCCGGTATAACCTCCGGTACCACCAGCTCTAACATCGTATGGGTCTGTAAAGTCGGTTGGGAACCATCTTGGTGTTACACTATCATACGACCTGGACGAATTAGGGGTTACTGTAAATGTTCCATAAGGACGCGTGTACCTATTAGTTGAAGCGGATCCTTGACTCGAGTTACCAGCATAATCTGTAGCTATAATATAGTAAGCAACAATCCATGTTTCGCCGCCTGTATTTCGTCTATTAGTTGGTGTAGAAAATGTTGTTTGATCTCCGCTAAAACTTCCAGATGGGATACTATAACTAGATCCAGCTACAAAACCACTAGTTGTTCCATAGAACAACTGATACAGAGTGGCGGATGCTACTCCAGATTCACTATCAGTTATTGAGTCCCAAGATACAGTCCAACTCGATCCATTTGCCGATGCTGTTGGCGTTGGAACACTAGGTACTGTATTATCATACTGATAAACAGGCTGCCATACCCCAGACACTTTAGTGTAGGCGTTTGTCATACCTTGCCACGCTCCACTAACTTTAGCATATGGACGATTTGCGCCAGTTATTTCTTTCCAAGTTCCTGATTCTTTAATATATATACTCATGCTGTATACTTCAACCAAATGTCACCATTTACCCCATCACCAGAAACAGGTGCTTCAGTTGATGTCCAAATTGTGTTATTGGTTGTTGCTCCAGATCGAACATAAACGCCTGCAAGTTTACTAGCCGCAATAGCAGCAGTAGATGCAACTTTGGCGTTGGTTACAGCACTAGACGCGAGTTTTGCTTCCGTTATGTTACCGTCAAGAACTTTAACGGTTGTTACAGCTCCGGTTCCAATTTTGATTGCTGTTACTGATCCTGTTGCTAACTGTGTTTCAGTTATTGCGCCAGCGGCATGAGCGGCTGCAATTGCAGCATTTAGTTCTACTTCTGTAACTTCACCGACTGGTCCTTGAGGTCCTTGAGGTCCTGTTACATCACCAGCATCTAACGTTGTGCCATCGTGTTTTGTTAGAATCAAATGACCTGAGCCATTTATTGTTCCACTAACAACAGATGAGCCTTCTATGGCTTCCATTCTTGCTGCGGTAAATACTGTTACTGTTGCCATTAGATATCCTCCTCGTTTTTATTTGAACTACTGATTGTATATGTTTCTGTATCTATAACAGTTACGTTATCAGCTATAATATCGTACTCAGTTGGATCAATACCGTCTTGTACGATTATACCGTCTCTTGCTGATATAGCGGTCCATGTTCCATTACCATTATCTTGAACAATGAGTCTATCCCATTTACGAATAAACGTTGTTAAACTTTTCATTGTTGGCAATAATGGTTCTCGTGTTGCATCACCGTATAAAATATCTTCTAAGTCTAATAGTAACCATGGATCTATTTTTCGACTATCTATAATTAAATGTGAAGACGGACGGTGACCCTCAATGACTTCAGGAATGCTAGTGATATCCCATGAAAAATCATCAGGTTCTAAATCTAAAGCTAAAGTTTTTCTTACTTTGTTAGCTGGGGTGGCGGTAAGGTTATACAAAATATGTAATTTATAACCACTACTAAAGTTGTTATCATCTTCGCCTATTAGTGTTCTATAGCATAAGCCGAATCGTTTGATCGGCTGCTCTGTTAAATATACACCATCTTGATCTTCGATAACGCCTTCGCATTCCAAAAACTCATCTGGATAGGTGTATGCAGACATGCTTCCTGAGTAATTACCTAACGTAACTAAATCGTTAAATTTAGTAGCGTTAAAGTATAGTGGTTCTACTTTAGTATCGTTCTCTTCGGATACTCTAATTAAGCCGTTCCAAGGAACACCACTTTTACCTTCAACATAAAGAACTGCACGATCTAAACCAGCTTCATAAAATTTTGATCCTAATTCATGCCAATTAATAACAGTCATAAGACCTCCTTTATCCACTTGTTTTTAGTTCTGCTTTTCGTTTTGCGTTTAATTCGCGATTTCGCATAGCGATCTCATTCTTAGACATCTTCTTTGGATTAGCATTCTTTAAGTTACATATTCTAATCAAAGCAAAAAGTCTATTAAGATGCCATGTCTCACACTCAAATGGAATATTAAAAGTAATCAGCCAAAAATAAATCAATTCAGATGTTACAATTTCGCCTCTTCCACGTTTTTCAGGCATAGTACCAAAAGTAGTAGCTGATCTTTTAGATTCAATATATGAGTTTATTTGTTGAATATTTTTATCAGAAAGCTTTGAAAATATGTCATCTGGATATTCATTGAGTATCATAGCTTTTATATAACCATAAATTTCTTCAGGTGTTTTTTTAGAATCACCTAAAAATGGCTTTTCAAACTCCGATTCCCACTTTGACAGTGAGATCAGAGAATGCTCAAGATTTAAAACAATGTCGCCATGTGATTCAAACTCTTCTGTTTCTTCGTTAAAGAATTCGTTTCCACTAACAATAATTGTAAGCATTCTCTGATCTCCTATGTCTTTAATTTAAACTATCAGTCCCAGATGTACAACCAGTCGTCGTCAACGTTAGCTGGGAAGTAGTATCCAGCGTTAGGACGAGCGGTGATGATTGTATTCTCCGTGATGGTGTATGCGCCACTAGAAAGAGCCGTTAGGCCATCATAGTAGGTTACTCCAGCTTGGGATGGGATTGTGATGATAGTGCTACCGTTGAATGACGGTACTTGCGGGGTAACGCTTGAGGTCTCTCCAGAGAACAATGCGATTACAGCATCGGGCAGCGGGAGGCTGGGGTCTGTTCCAGCAGTACCATAAAGGAAATCTTCCAAGGTACCGAGTGCTGAGGAGTTAACCTTAGTCGAATCAATCGTCAAGATTGAAGTCGGCTTAAGCATTCCAACAGAAACAGGCGTTGTTGCGATTGACCAGCTGAAAGTAATAGCCTCTGGCGAATCGTTAACTGTGTTGTAGGCGCGTTCCGAAGGACTTGCCTGGCAACCGTAAATAAGGTGAAGCTTATATCCTAGTTCATCGCCAGAAATATCGTTACCCATACGAGTACGATATGAAAGGCCGAACTTACTACGTGTCTGCTGTCCAACAGTAACACCACTCGTAGGAGTGGCCATACCGTCGAATTGAGCAAATTCGTCGGGGAAAGTGTAAGCTTCAATGGTTGCGCTAAATTCTTCAACAGAATACATGTTGAGGTACTTAACGTTGTCTGCGTACATTGGAGTTGGTTCTGCTCCGGATGGTGACTCAGTAACACTGGTCAGACCATTCCAAGCAACACCATCAGTGTAAACGCCATTTACGTTTGGTAGGTAGAGGACACCTTTGTCGACTCCGGTTTCAAAGAAACGTTCGCCGAGCTGGTCCCAATAAAGAATTGACATAATTGATCTCCTTTTAGAAGAATAGTTTGTAGACGTCGTGGTTTAAATTATCAGCTGTGTAAAACCGATCAAATATACACATAGGAAGTGCAGCAACTTTTGATGGTATTTCGCTATCTGGATTTCTATCTATTACAGTAACTAAATATCGAGTTCGCTGCATGTAAGGTAAATCGTCAGCATGGTTAACTATGGTATCGTCACGTTTATATATAATACATGGATACTGTAGTTGAACCGATGCTGGCGGTTGAAAATATACATTATTTGACCCTAGAATTGCAACTAGCACTGCTTGTAAATCAAGTCGTTGGGCCATTATACACACTTCCTATTGATAAGATTAGGCGGGGGTGTTGAACTTCTACACTTGTAACAGTCCAAAGAACCCCCGCCCAACTTACGTATTTAATCTTAAAAAAATGATCGATGGCATACTGGTCAGCAATAACACTTATTGAGTTGCCCACAGAGATATCATTGTTTATTTTTTCACCCTTATCAAACTTTGCTGTATTTCGAACAACATCGCCGAAATAAGAAATTTCAGTAATATCGTCTATCCATATACCAGAGTCTGCGGGATCTTCAATTGCATCTCCATAGCCAATTATTCCGTAAAATTTAGCCATCGGTTTTCCTTAAAATCAGGCGGTGTACTTAAAGGTCCAGCTATCGTCTTCGCTAGTTGCGAAGTAATATCCGGCAGATGCTGGGTAAGCAACGATAGTCGCGTCTGCTGTAATTACAACAGTTCCGGTCTTAACGGTCGTTCCCTGCTTGTACGTTACACCAGTAACTGTAGGAATGGTGATCGTGTTGGTGGCGCTGACAAAGGTCGGTGCAACTGGAGTAACAAGAGCTGCGTTAGCCGCAACCTTCTTAACAACAATGGCTGCCTTCATCTTAATGAGTGCTCCACACAAACGAGTCTCGATGAGGTACTTGTGCTGGTTGTAGTCGATGTCGAAGTCGTCGAACATTGAGATTGCTCCGCCCTTGTCAGCACCGAGGACATAGTCCTGCGGGTTAACGAGGATAGCAACGAGTTCTGCTTCTTCTTCCATAACTTCAACCGGAACAATGTCCAGAACACGCAGTTCCGAAGCCAATTCACCAAGATCACGATAGATTCGACGACCAAGTGTGTCCTTGAGTAGCAAGAACTGTGAGATATAGGTTTCGGTGGTGTACATGGTTGGTGTACCGGTACCCTTGAAGTGCTTGCGGTTTTTGATGATCGCATCAATAACTTCCTGCACTGATGAGTTTGCGTCATCCAAGTTAACGTTAACAACGGTGGTGTACAACTCGTGATCCTTAGCGATCGGGCGAATGTTACCTTCGTTGATCTTGTCTTCGTGCGAAACGTCACGACCGTCACCGATCAAGATTGCGCGAGCAATTTCTTCATCGAGCATCATGCGCATTTCAGCCTTCAACCAGGTAACGACATCAAAGTCGGTAATGTCGATCATGTCATCACGGTCAAGCTTCTGCTTCTTGTAGATGGTAGTAGGAGTCGTGATGCGCTTTGACACGCCGAAGTACTCTTCCTTCTTCAAGTCGCCAGTTACATAACCCTTAGCACGGGCATCATCAAGCGTGATGTCGGCATGCATGGTCTTAATGCGGCTGAACGGGCTCTTACGGGTGTCGCCAAGCAACTTAGTGACCCATTCCGTACGACGCTTAAGCCATTCTGGAACAGCATCAAGTGCAGTAGCTTCTGGGAATAGCTGATCAACATCGGTAATACCGTGTGACAATGCATATGACTCAATTGCATCTTTAAGCGATCCGCCCTTTGAGGCATCAGCAACGATACCCTGCAAATCAGCGTGAGAAATAGCAGCCTGTGCCTTATTGTTGTTGTTTTCAAAAATGTTATTTGACATTTCCATACCTTTCGTGTTTGCGTGATTAATTTCTTCTTGTGCATCTTCAAAGAGTGCATTAAAGAGCTCTTGTTGTTGTTCGTTTAGTGATTCATAAACTTCTTGTGCACTAGCATCATCGTCTAATCCACTTTGAGCCATTACTGCTTCGTCTTGACTATCTTCTACGGCTTGACCAATTAAGTAATATACTACTTGCTTTTGTTCATCACTTAGTGTATCAAATACGTCTTGAACAGTCATATCTGAACCAGCTGCGGCTTCTGTCTTGTTAGGCATATCTGCCATGTTAGCATCTCCTGATTTGTGTGTTAATACTGCTTCTTCAACAATATCAATTTCTTTTTTATTAACTGAGTGAAAGAGTTCAATACCCGTATAAATAATAGCTTCATCTTCAAGCTGAGTCTCAAAACCATCTGAGTGACGAATAGTTACACTTTCAATAATTGCCCCTGGATTAGCTCCAGAAAGAACTAGACTTACTTCTCGAATTGCACCGTGAAGTACGCGACCAGCTTTTTCAATTAATTCATTTGCCCAGATTGACAGCATATTAATATCACCATGTTCAAGTAAACCTTTAGCATGCGAAGCTTTTACTGAGCTATTAAAATATCCATATGCGTAAACACCGTCTTCTCGATTTTCAAGAATAGCGTGTCCAAGCACATTTTCTGGATCATTATGGCCGTGTTGCCATACTAATGGGACTTTCATTTGATCCTGATGTTTAAAAGCACCAGGCATAATTGTCCTACCATCGGTACAACGCAGCCCTGCTTTAGTAGCGTAACCACTAAAATCATAGTTTGCCATTGTTTTTATTCCTTTCATAGAGATGTCTTTTGTTTAAAAATCTGTTGTATTTTTGTTACTTCTGGTTCTTCAACGAGATTTATTATTTTTTGAACCATTGCATTTGGTATGTGTAAAATGGAGTCTAGACAATCAACTTCGCTAAGCGACTGTGCTATCGAGGTGTGTTTTTTTTTACCATATTTTTTAGCATCAATTAAATATCCAACAGATTTAACAACATAGTCACCATCGTCTTCTAAATCATTTAAATATTCCCATGAACCAGAACCAGCATGCGCATCATGCCAAATAACAAGAACTAGTTTCATAAGTCCCCTAATAATTCAGCACCTAGACTATATGTATTTTTAACTCCACCGCCAGATGATTCTAGGTCTCCTAATAATTCAGCTCCTAGACTATATACATCTTGAACTCCGGACGATGTGGGTTGTAGCATAGCTGGGTCCTGCATAGCTGGGTCCTGCATAGCTGGGTCCTGCATAGCTGGGTCAAATGGTTGCGGCATGTTTGGGTTACTTAACGTATCCGCTTTTGGTTCGGATGACGGTGGTATTCCTAAATAACCACGAATTTCATTAGACGTTAAAATTTCATTACGAGTAAAAGTATCGGCTATTTGAGCAATCTCAGTTAGCGGAACTAATCTAAATGGGTCTCTGAAATATTTGATACTCTCTGTTTTTTTACTAATAAAAGTTCGTTCAAGTGATTCAATGATTGATTCAAGAATTGGTTCTATTGTTCTATTAAAGTAGTTAAGCATTGCTTTTTCATCAGCAGTACCGTTCATAATAGACTCAGTAATACCAAGTTGACCGTATAGCATTTGTGTTAGGTACTCTACTTGCTTTAATAAATTATTCTCAGCTGGTCTATTCAACTGTGTTATTTTTTCAGTTCCGTCCGTATATGCTATACCGTATTTACTACCCTTAAGTTGAAATTCAATATCTTCTCGACGTTGTTCTGCTTGTTGTTTTCGAGCTTCTGTCTTGATAGTGTATGGTAGCTGAATAATTAAGTCTAACTTACCAGAACTCGACTGTTCATCAACGGTGTCTAATAGTGTTAATTTTCGCAAAAGTCGCTGTAATGTTGAGTTAGGCTCATTCATAACTGCGTATAACGGGTTTTCAACAATAGCAATATTTCTTTTAGGTAAGGTTATTTCTTCCTTAAGACCTTTAGCTTCATTGTAAACATTAACTCTAACATGCTTTGGGTACCATTGAACCACTTCTCCAACACGCATTGAGTAAATGTCGTAATTTTCATTAGTGTTAGGATTTGAGCCTGTTTCTACTGGAACAATAACAGCAACGCCTTTATCAAATAAAGTCATTACTAAATCTTGTCTAAAGGCTCTTGGTGACTGATCTATATTTGGTTCGAGCGTTAAACATTCGTTTAAGGAACTTTCTTTATCTTTTGAGTATCTACCGACTTTATCGACAACCACATGCTTATATTTTACACTTGCGACATCAATAGCTATGCGAGTATATATGGCTGTAATGATTGATCTATCGTTATAAAATAAATGCCTAGTTCTATCTGGACGATACGTACTAGTTGGACCTATGTTATAATCGAAACTCTCCTGTTCATAATTTTGAAAGGCATTCCATGCTTTTTTAAATTTATCTAAAATGGCCAAGTATCATCACCTCCTAATTTTTAATTTATGTTATCTTATGCTTTATAGTTCAAATCAGTAACTCTAACATTAGATCCAAACTTTAATATAGCGGTTCGTACTTTAGCTTCTCCAGCATTAGATTTTTTTTGAAATGCTGCGCCTTTATCTACTTTTCTTTGTGCGGCTTTTTTTAGACTCCCTTTAGCCCGAGCAAGGGCGATTGGTGATATACCAGATGCAAATCTTAGTTTATCAAGTTTACCTGATTTTCCGCTTGCCACTCTTTTATTTAAATCTATATTTTTTTGAAGTCTAACGGTGGTACCGCTTACACGTTGTCCACTTTTATTTTTATAACCACTAAGAATTCCGGCTTTACTAAATCCAGCAGTAGTAACATTTTTCTTTTGACCCCATTTCATACCTTTAACACCTGCGTGTTCTAAATATGATTCTAAACTACTAAAGTTGTTCATTTTTTTTCCTATTCAGCTCTGTGTTGCGTTATATATAGTTGAGGCAAGAGTTGCCGCAGCAGTTCCTAAGAACAGAGCAGCTACAGCTTTTTCTCCTCGCGTTGACTTATTTGCTAGTTTGTAGTCTGTATCGTTTGCAAGTTCTTTGTATTTTTTTTCAGCTGCTTTTTTATAATAGTCAAATTCTTTTTTATTTTTTGCAACTACAGCACTATCTTCTAAAAGTTGAGCCTCACGAGCTTTAATTAAAGTATTCATTCGCGCTTGCTGAATCGCCTTAGTTTTTGCTCTACCTTTAAGTTTTGGTTCTGCTTTTGGTTCCGAGGAAGAGTTAGAGGCGCTTTTTTTACCCCATCGCATTCCCTTTTTACCAAAGTGTTCAAGATAATTATCTACGTTATCAAAATTGTGCATTTCAGTCTCCTATTCGAATGCTTCTTTATGCGATTTGTATGCTACGTAAGCGTCTAACAATGCGGAAACATTGTCGATTTTTTCTTCGCTTCTTTTTTTCAAAAGTTTTCTGTTACCATTAGTATCTTCTAATGTTACAGCGTTACCCATAGCAAATGACATTAACTCTTGGTCAAATATTAGTTTTCGTTCCTCAGATAGAATTTTTAACTCTCCTAATGGAACTGATTCTGTTTTTGCACCTTGAATAACTTTTTGAATACCATACGGGCCGTTTTCAGATTCCCATCTAGTTATAAATTCTTTTGCGTTGTACGGGTCAAATCCTATACATCTAACATCATAATTATTAGCCATAATTAATTGATCTAAGTCGTCATATACTTCCATCATATCCAAAACTGTTCCTTCTAAAACATGAAGACTTCCTTCGCTTATGAATTGTTCATATTTGTGGCGCATTGCCCCTGGAAGTTTCATAAGAGTTAAAGACGTAATATAGCTAACGGTTTTAATTCCAAAAGAATAATTCGAAAACGGGAATAAAAATGTGAATGCACAGAAGTCATCGCCTTGTGAAAGGTCGACGCCTAGAGAGCAAGGCATTTGCCAAAAGTCTCGTTGTTGGTGAGTTAGTGTTTCTTCATATGTAAAGAAATATGTATAACCCTCCATAGGAATACCAAACCTTTTAGCTAGTATGTCATTTCTAGATGCTGGAGCCTTTTCAGCTCTTTCAACATCTAAATGATATACATCATAGGTTACGGTTCTTCCCAAATTTGGATTGGCTTTAATCCACATGGCTGGATCACTAACTTCTTCGATAGAGTCTAGTTTGTAATACCAAATAGAAACGTGTGGCGCTAAATACTCGCCTTTTAAAATATTAGACAATTCCATTTTAATTGTGTCGCCAGAACCATTTCTAACTGTTCCTTCAGAACTAATTGCTAGAATTAGGTAGTCATCTAACTTCGATGCTCCTTGTTCAATAGCGCCAACAACGTCTTCTCTAATGTCTCCAGATAACCATTCGTCAACAGTAGCAACTTTTGGTCTTAGACCCTGCAACTTGTTGATTGACATCGGTCGAATCTCAAGTATAGATCCAGTAAGAAAGTTTTCAATACCTTTTTTAGTAGAGGCTAATTTTACTCTGTGGGCTCTAGAGCCCGTAGTATTTTGAATCGATCCCTCTGTAAGAAACTTAAAAAGAGGACCTCTAGCTCTTGTGATCGCGGTTCTTAATGGTGACATTACTTCTTCAGCTTGTTTCATTGTTGGCGATGTTGTAATTTGATGAGTAGTAGAGGTGTCAACATTTAAAAAGTATGATTGTATACACGAAGCATACATTGACTTAGCCGCACCTCTAGCTACTATCAAATATTGTTTTGTTGTTAAACGTTTTTTAACAGTCTTTAAAACAAAACCACCTTTACCACTATTTGCTTTTGGGTCGTAAATATTTCTATCAACGAAGTAATACCATCCAAAAATTTGTTCAGCCCATACTTTAAAAGTATCTAATAGGTGAAGATCAGTACCATCAGTTAATGTTAACTCTTTTTCGCAATAGTCAATGAAGCCATTTACAGCTTCATCATCATAATACATATCTGGATTTTCTATTAAAGAATCAATTCTATTCATCTCCATTGAGATTTCTTTATTAACTAAAGTTTTTCCTGAAATAACTGAATCTCTAAATTCTCCATAATAAATAGGAGTTTTTGTATTTGATAGTACCAATTTTATCTCCTAAGACTTAGCTTTATCCATTGCGGCTTTAATCGCAAGACCCGTAGCAGCAGTAGCAACAGCACTAACAGCAACGGTTCCGGCTTGTCCGAGTAATTTACTAGCTGCTTTTTTACCTGTAGTAGACGGTCTAGTAGCTTTATTCAATTCTATGTATTTTTTCTCAGTTTCTAAACGCTTAACTCTACGTTGAAGTTCAGCATCAGATAATTTCGTTGGTGGCTTTTTATACGTTGTTCTTTTTGCTACTTTTTTAGATGCTTTACTTGAACTACGACCACCACTACGAGTACCCCAACGCATACCTTTTTTGCCGTAATGAGCTAAGTGATTTTCTAAACTTATAGATTGGCTGACTGAATCAGACCTTTTTTCAATTTCTTCATTGATTAAATTTTTCATATATTGTTCACCTCGACTTCCTACTGCTAGCCATTTGACTTGCGCGATAACTCCCGCAATTCTAAAATCATTGTAATGTCTTGCGTTCCATGCTTCTCTTAGCTTTAGAGCATCAATTTCAATCTGCGAATTTGGAACACCATTTCGTTTTGTTATTGGATACAGTTTTCGGTATTGATCATTACCTCTAATGTTTCCGCCGAGCTTCCAAATATCAGGATGCTCTGTGCGGATCATTTCAGCAAAGTCAGGATCAAACCGTTTCCACTTACTTGTCCTAAAGGATATGGTTTCTTCAGTAGCCATAACTAATCACAACAAACTTGTTTCGTATTCTTTTAACGTCATAATGCGCCACTCAAACTCTTCTGCTTGTTTTTGGTACGCTGACAATAAGAACGAAGTTGTCGGCGGGTCAAACAATACTCGAACCTTCACATAAATATAGCTCTTAACCATACCAAGCATTGGTAGCGACAAATTTAACTCACTCCAAGTGTCAGTAGCATCGACTACAGAAAATCCAGCATTAGGTAATACACCGATTTGTGTTAGTGTTCCTAACGCGGAGTTGATACATATCAAAATATCTTGATCAAACGGTGTGTATGTGGCATCTAGTCCTAGGCTTTTCTTTGTACTTTTTAAAATACTTGTTTCCATAGTTCGCTTCTACTTTGTTACTAGGCCGGGATAGATTGCTGCTAGTCTACAATATCCACCCTGTTCGATTTTAACTTTAACGATGTGACATTCTTTAGTTTCACTTTCGTAAAAATAACAATTGACACAAGCTACACCACGCTTCAAGTTTTCGTTTTGACTGGCCCTAACATAGCCGACCCAAATACCGTTCTCATCATAGTCTGATAATTTACCGTACTTGTCAGCTATGCTAGTTAAGGCATCAGCATACTCTTGCTCAGCTGGAGCAAGCTTCAAACCCCTAGCAGAGGCTTTTAGATTTTCAATTCCTGACATTACCATAGTTTTGTATCCTTTGCTGATCGTGGTGTAAACTTAATGTTTAATAAGCTAGCATCGCCGTAATGTATTGCGTTGTGTGTTCTATCTGTGACACAAATCAAATACTCCGGGTCAAATATCCAACTTTCTCCGTGAACAATGTCATCAGAAGTCATTGGATTCATGTGGTGAACAACTAAGCCATGATTAATCTCATAGCCGTACATTCCTAAGTCACATGAATTATCTCTAATTATAACAGTGCGTCGAGCTCTCTTCCATTCGGCTGACTGATAGAAATTTTGATTCAAATATCTATCGAATCCAAATGTGGATCGCCCAACTTCACCGTTTAATTTTAAATATTCAAATCTTTCCTCGAATGTTTCTAAGTCTAATAGTTCTGAAAACTTTCTAATCTTCATAATCAAACTCATCATCGTCGGTAGTTGAATATTTACCCGAGTAATTGCGCATTGCATTTAGTGCTGCTTCGTAAAGCTCTTCAATTCGTTTCGATGACGCCATTGCTTCCACTTTGGCCCTCAAAACTTCATTTTCATTAGCTAAACGTTCTTGCTCTAGTCTTTCTCGCGTGGATCCAAGCTTCAAATAATGTGTAATTACTTGAGCAGCGGCAGTTCCATCTTGAATTTGCTTTTCAGCTAGGTCAATCGCAGAGGAAATTAACTGGTTTTCTCTAGCTTCTGGTGACGTCGCTGGACGCCTTTTTCTTTTACTAGTTGCCATTTAATTTCCTTTCTAAACTAGATAATTATTGAGTATTTTCTTGAGGTTCTTTTGTGGTTGACGCAATATAAGCTTCTAACATAGCAACTTTTTGAGCATATTCCGAAACCTGTCGTAGTAATGATTCAATAACCTTATTTGCATCTAGCTGTTGATCATTCATTTGTTCTCCAATAATTGTAATCGTTTGCGTAAATCTTTAACTTCTGCTACTAAAACTGATATAACTCCATGGAATGACCAACCTACTGGTTTTAACGTTCCATCTTCCATACCTTGATACTGCGCTAGATGACCAGTTCCAACAAGTGCAACTTCATCAGCAATAAAACCATACTCAAGGTCTGAATTTTTCCAAGCAATTGATACTTCGTCATCAGACTCTGTTATTTTTTCTTGGAATGTAACTGGGTTTAGCTGATCTATGAGTAACCCACTGTTGGATATAGTTTCAATGTTTCTTTTTACTTCACGAGTTGACGTAAATGGCGCGTAGTTTCCATATAAGGTTCCACGTAATAGGTATTGAAATCCTGACGTGGATGCTGTTCCGCCATCAACTGACCAAATACCACCTGCGGCATAAAATATCTTAGAGTTGTATATGCGGACAAACGTTGTGTCTTGCATATACATTCCACCACCATATGTTTCGTTATACCAACCAGATGTACCTGTTGACCTAAACCAGTTAGAGGCGTATATCGTATTTATTGGACTTCCTGCAGTATTTATATCATAAACTCCAGTTAGCGACCCTGATATCGCTGCTGAACCATTAAAACTCTGACCCCAAAGCGTTCTTGCCGTAGTTAAAGTTGCAGCACTACCAGTTGTGTTTTGATTAAGCGTTGGGAACGTACAGTTAGTAAGTGTGCCGCTTGAAGGAGTGCCAAGCGCACCTCCAGAAACCAAGTTACCTGAAGCCGTGCCTGTCAACGCACCAACAAAAGTTGTTGCTGTTACTGTGCCTGAAAATGTTGCGCCTGTGTTTGTTACACCGATTCGCTCAGCTACACCGCTTTGAACCAACGACCATTTAGTTCCATCGGGTTGCACTTCATAATGCCACCTATTAGTTCCATTAATAGCAAAATATTGAATCGCATAGTAGCCAGTAGGTGCGTTAATAGTAATACTTCTATTTGAGCCGGCTCCACCAATTGTCAAACTAGTCAGTGTACCGACTGATGTTATAGCACTAAGGTTTCCAGTTGTAATAACTGTTCCCGTAGCATCAGGAAGCGTTATAGTTCTTGAGGCTGTTAAAGTTGTTGGGACAATTGATGCTCTCAGCGATGTTGACCCACCATTTCTACCGACAATATTTATTCCATCTTGCGTTGATGCCGAATAAAAGGAAGTAACTCCACTAACAGACTGGAACGTATTTGCCCCAGTGAACGCGTTGTTCGCAGCCAAAGAAATAGCAGTAACCCATTGCGTGTTGTAGTCAGTTGCATCTATTTTTGCTAAGACTTGGTTGGATGTTCCACCTACTGGTACACCAGCGCCATTAGTACCGTTAGTACCGTTAGTACCAGCTGGTCCAGTTGCGCCTGTGGGTCCTGTGGGTCCTGTTGGTCCTGTTGCGCCTGTGGGTCCGGTTGGTCCAATAATACTTGTTCCAGAACCCCATGCCCCAGTAGTTTTTGGGCCATAAATTAAATCAGTCACTGTGTCGATATAGAAATCACCATCAACGCCGGTTCCAGCCGATGGCGCAGTAACTCCATTAAGAACTGTTTTACCATCGAGACCGTTAGTACCGTTAGTACCGTTAGTGCCAGCAGCTCCTGTAGCTCCGGTAGCTCCTGTAGCTCCAGCGGAACCTGTGGCTCCGGTTGGTCCAGGATCACCTTGCGGACCCGTAGCTCCGGTAGCTCCGGTATTACCGATTGCACCTTTGTCTGCTAGTAGGGTCCAAAATGTACCTTCCACAGGAGTGTCTCCTGAATTACCACCGTTAGCATGAATTCTATACCAGGTTTTACCATCATAGGTTGTAACGTCGCCAATGGCATAAGATGCGCCAATATTATATGCTCCAGTAAAATTCCATAAAGCTGGGTCACCTTGCGGGCCGGTTGCACCAGTTGGTCCGGTTGGTCCAGTAGCTCCAGTAGCTCCGGTTGGTCCGGTTGGTCCTGTTGATCCGGTTCGTCCAGTTGGTCCTGTTGATCCGGTTAGTCCGGTTGGTCCGGTTGGTCCGGTTGGACCTGCGTCACCTTGTGGTCCTTGAGGGCCTTGGCCGACGCCAATAACTTGAACTTTTTGTGTGTTAGGAATGACAACAACTTTTTGTATTCCGGCTACAATGTTTGCTTGTTGTGTCATATGGTCTCCTTAGTTGTTATTGTTAGAGTTTGCTACATACCATCCGCTAATATCAAAGTTATCAACTATCTGTAGTACTA